AAGACGGGGCAGGACGGATGGTCCGCGCCGGACGGTGACGGCTATCAGGTGCGGCCGTCGAGCGATGCGCTGATCGAGGCATTGCTGCGCAAGACCGAGCGGGAGCAATGGGTGCCGCGGCATGGGTTGACAATGGTGTCATGGCGCCGCATGTCGGATGCAGAACACGATATGTGCAGCAAGGATCGGCCCGGTGATGGCAGCGTATATCGCAACGCGCTGGTGGATCGCGGCGGCACACTGGAGTACGACATGGACCGGGCGCGCGAGTGTCATAAGCACGAGGTGCGGCGGCGGCGCGGCAGGGCAATGGTTGAGCTGGATGGCCAGTTCACTCGCGCGATCGGGCAGGGCGACAGGAAGGAGCAGGTGCGGGTGGAGGTGGCGCGCCAGCAGTGGCGCGATGCGCCGCAGGATCCGCGCATTGCGGCGGCGCGCACGGTAGACGAGCTTCGGGCGCTGCTGCCATGAGCGCATGGCTGACCGCGCTGCGGTTGTGGTGGGCATTTCGCAAACTGCGCGATACGGGGGCGTAACGCATGGCCATCGTCGGAGTGCTGCCGCTGCAAAGCTACCCGGAGCAGGCGTTCAGCTATGGTCCGGTATCCATTGCCGATGCGGTGCAATCGATCTCGTTTCGCGTGCGCCGCTGCACCAGCGCGACCCCAACGATCTGGCCTTCGACCGCGGTCAGGTTGATCATGGCCAACGAACTGCTGGTCAATGGTCAGTGGGTCACGTACGCAAGCGGGATATCCAATGGCGGCATCATTGCCGGTCGAAACGGCACAGGCGAAGCAGCCTGGACGATCATGGGCGGATCACTGCCGATGGCCGCAGGGCGCCAGCTGCGCGGCACGCTGACGATTTCCGGTGGCGCGTTGTTCAGCGAGGCCGAAATCGAGGTTCTGTAAATGGCATCGCCCGGCATCGGTAGCGTCGGGACGACCCTGGGAGCTGCCAGCGTATCGACGACCGGGGTGACCACCATTCAGGGGTCGAGCGCGGTCGTTGTGGTGGCCTGGAGTGATAATCAGACATTCAGTTCGCTTGCAGACACCATCAACGGCGGTGCGTCTGGCAACACATGGACGCAGATCGGCTCGCAGCAAAGCTACAGCACGGCCTTGATGCGGGCGTACTACATGTCCGCAGGATTTAACGGCGGGGTCAATCATGTATTCACGCTGAACCTGAGCGGAGCGACGTTTGCGCTGATACTGGCGAAGTCCATTCTGGCGCCGAACCTGAGCAACATTCTGACTGGCACGGAATCAGTCGTTTTTGACGCAGCGTCGCCATATACATCAGACAACGTGATATCCAACAGTGATGGGCTTGCGGTTGGATTCTGCAACAGCAATTCCAATAACAACCCGGCAACGTATGCGGTGTCGGGCGCAACGCCTACGAGCGGATGGACGATCGCTACGGATGCCCAGTATCTCGACGGTTCTGCGACCTGGACCGGGTCCATCAAGACGCAGGCACTTGGCGCTGCAGGCACGTACAACGCTGGGTGGACTTCGACCGGTTCGACGGAGGCGGCTGCAGGATTGGTGATTTTTCGCGGTCCTGTTGTGTACAACGTCGAGCGGCCTGCGCTCGAAACAATGGATGAGGCGCTTGGCGCTTTCAGCATGTTGGACGTGCGCGCATGGAAGCTGCGGCTTGCGGGTATCGGATGAGTTGCGGTGAACAGCGCGTTCCTGATCATCGAGAAGTGGGTTGCGGACGAGCTGTCTGCGCCGGCGGCAGCTGGGCCGGTCACCGCGACGCTGAATATCACGCAGGCCGCAGACACGCTGGTGGCGACGGCCAGCGTGCCGGTGGTGGCGACGCTGGCGCAGACGCAAGGGGCGGACTCGCTTTCTGCGAGCGCGGCGATTGCGGTTACTGCGGCGTTGGCAGCCACGCAGGCGGCGGACACTTTGTCGGCCACGGCCACGATTGCCGCCGGCGGGATGGTGGCGACGCTGGAGCAGTCGCAGGCGGCCGACACGATAGTTGCGACCGCAACGATCCCGGTAACGGCGGCGGCGGCGCTGACACAGGCGGCCGACAGTCTGTCGGCCACGGCCACGGTACCGGTGGTTGCGGCGCTGGCACAGACGCAGGGCGCCGATACGCTGGCCGCTACGGCAGCTATCCCCGTCACCGCGGCGTTGACTGCCTCTCAGGCGGCCGATGCGTTGGCCGCTACCGCGACGATCGCCAGCGGCGGCATGACCGCGGCGCTGGACGCCACGCAGGCGGCGGACTCCGTATCGGCAGCGGCCACCATCCCGGTGACCGCTACCGCAGCGCTGACACAGGCATCGGACTCGTTAACGGCCAGCGCAGCGGTGGCGGTCACTGGCGCGCTGGCACAGAGCCAGGCTGCCGACAGTCTGTCGGCTACCGCGACGATCAGCGGCGGCACTCCGATAGTCGGGGCCCTGGACATCACGCAGGAATCGGACTTCCTGTCTGCGACCGCCACGACTCCGGTGCCGCAGATCGCCGTTGGCGGTTGGTGGCAGTTCAAGCCCGGCAAGCGCAAGCGCAGACGGCTTGGGGAACTGGCGGAACCGTCGAACAGCGAAATTGCTGCGGCGCAGAAAGCAGAGAGGGTTTTGCGCGAGATAGCGGCAGATGCGATAGAACAGCATCTGTCACAGTCCGCGGCAGAGGATGCGGGCAGGATCGCGCGGCGCATTGCTGCAGCGCGCGGCGCGCAGGTTGCGCGTGAGCTTGACAGGCTGAAAATCGCCGTCAACGCATATGCGAAGGAGCAGTTCCGTCTAGAAGTAGTAGCTGCAGTGAACAGGCGGCGCGAGCAGATGATGGACGACGAAGCCGCCCTTGTGATGATTTTGCAAGTTCTTGCATGAAGGGGTGATTTGTGGCAGATTCAACTGCAACGGTAACGCCTACCGATCCCGCGACGAGCGGAGCACAGGCGCCAGCGCCGGCAAACACGCCGGCCCAGGCCGAGGGCGCAGAGCCAAGAACCGCTGAACCAGGCCAGCAGCAGGCAGCACCCGCTGAACCGGCGAAGGCTTCGAATTGGGCTCAGCGGCGCATCAACGAACTGACCCGCGACAAATACCGCGAACGCGCCGAGAGGGAGCTGCTACAGCGGGAAGTCGAGGCGTTGCGCAGCGCGCAGGCGCAAGCGCAGGCGCAGAACGCGGGGGAGTCCGTCGAGTCGCCGCAGCAATCCCAAGTCAGGCCGGATGATGTCTACCGGGTAGCGCAGCAGATTGCGGACGCGCGGGAATTTACGGCGCGTTGTAATGAGGTGGCGGTGCAGGGCGAGAAGGAGTTCAAGGACTTCGCGCCGGCGCTGCAGAATGTGCGCCTCGTTGCCGAGTTGTTCGAGCCTTCTGGTCGGCCAACCCAGGCAATGGAGGCGATCATCGCCGCAGAGCATCCGCATAAGGTTTTGCACTACTTCGGCACGCATCCGGACGAGGCTGCGCAGGTATTGAGTCTGCCGCCGATGCAACTGGCGCGCGCAATTGGTGCACTTGAGATGCGCCTTGCCGCGAAGCCCACTGCGCAAACAGTCAGCAACGCGCCCGAACCGATCAAACCGATCAGCACGGGCGGCGCGGATTCGACCAGCAAGCCGGATCCGGAGAAAGATCCCCAAGGCTGGATGCGGTGGCGTACCGAGCAAATCAAGGCCGAGCGCAAGCAGCGTTAAACAGCGCGGCGAATGCTGGCCGATAGGAGACACGCAACATGGCCAACACCCTCAAGACGCTATCGGCTGGCGATATCACCGCTGAGGCGATGCGGATTTTCAAGAACAACAATTCGATCGTCCGACGCGTAAACCGCCAATACGACGACCGCTGGGCCAACGGGCAGGGCGGGGCGAAAAACGGCGGCCTTCTGCAGGTCCGCGTGCCGAACCGGTACACGGTGGGCACCGGTCGCACCATCACGCCACAGGACACCGTCGAGACCACGGTGCAGATCGGTCCGGCGGTGCAGAAGCATGTGCCGATGCAATTCTTCTCGGATGAACTGGCGCTGAGCCTGTCCGATTTCTCCGATCGGATCATCAAGCCGGCCGTCTCAGTGCTCGCGTCGGCGGTGGCAGCGGACATCGCCAGCGCATGCGCGCAGAGCTTTGCCAATGCCGTGGGCACTCCGGGCACGACGCCGACGTCGTTCCTGACCTATTCGCAGGCGGGCGAGCGCTTGGACTGGCAGACGGCGCCGCGCGACGGCAATCGTTGCGTGGTGCTGAATCCAACTGCAATGGCGGCGACCGCGGACGCGCAGAAGGGTCTGTTTCACTCCGCTGATCAGATCGAGGGCGCGTTCGAGGACGGCACGATCGAGCGAATGACCGGGTTCCGGTTCGAAATGGACCAGTCGATCGCCACGATCACTGCCGGCGCGCGAAACACCGCGTACCTGACCAACGGTGCGCCGGCGCTGGTATCTGGCACGGCCACGCTGGCGGTAGACACCGGTACCGGCGCGATGGTGGCTGGTGATCAGTTCAACATCGCCGGCATCTTCGAGGTGAATCCGGACACCAAGCAGAGCACGGGCATTCTGAAGGTGTTCACGGTGGGCACGGCCTACGGCGGCGGCGCTGGCAACGTCACGCTGTCGCAGACGATCTACACCTCAGGCGCGTATCAGAATGTATCCGGGGCGATCGGGGACAACCTGGCGATCACGTTCCTTGGCACGGCATCGACGGGGTATCCGCGCAATCTGGCGTTTCACCGTGATGCGGTGACGCTGGCGACGGCCGATCTGGAAATGCCGAAGAACATGGACATGGCGTCGCGGATCTCGATGGATGGGGTCTCGATGCGCTTTGTCCGCGGCTTCGACGTGACCAATGACAACTTCATCTCGCGTCTGGACGTGTTGTATGCCGTGAAGGTACTGCGTCCGGAGTGGGGTGCGGTGATCTACGGCTGAGGCAGCGCGATGAGCACGAGCATCCTGCGGGGCAACCTGCTGAAGGTGTTTGCCGTGCAGGTGACGTTCAACCCGGCATCGGTGGCTGCGGCCACCAGTGCCGAGCAGAGCGTCACCGTCAACGGCGTTCTGCCCAGCGATATCGTGATGGCGGTGAACAAGCCATCGGTCACCGCCGGGGTTGGCATCGTCAATGCGCGCGCATCGGCGGCCAATACGGTGACGCTGACGTTCATGAACGCGACGGCCGGCGCGATCGATCCTGCGTCGGAGGTCTACACGTTCATCATCGGACGAGCCGAACCGCCGCTTGGCGCGGTGTTCAACGCCTGATGAGCGCAGATCGCATCCTGGCATCGGCTTCGCTCACCGGGAGCGGGCTGGTAGGCAATGGCGGCGCGTCCGTTTACTACGGGTACACCGTGACCGTGGTGACAGCTACGGCCGCCATCAACATCCGCAAGGGATCCGTCAGCGGGCAGATTGTTGACGTGATCCCAACGGCGACGGCGGCCGGACAAAGCAAGTCGCTCGCGCACGGGCTGCAGTGCGAAGGTGGCGTTTTTGTGGACTTCAACGGCGGCACGGGCACGCTCGTCATCCATTACGAAGGCTGAGCATGCCTCCAGTGAGGTTGTGGCATCCGGTGCACGGTGTCAAATACGCATACATGCAGGCAGAAATTGAAGCCGACCTGCGACACGGATGGAAGGTTGCCGATGTTCCACGTGAAATCCTGCATCTGCCGGTGAAGCATGGCGACCGCGGGCAGTCTCATCAACGACGCACTCCGTGATCTGGGGGTGCTGGGGCAAGGGCAAGTAGCCTCGGGCAACGACGCAGCAGACGCGCTGAACACGCTCAATCAACTCATCGCGTACTGGAACACGCGCCGGCTGTTCATCTTCGCGGTGACCGAAACCGCGCACACGCTGACCGGTGCCGCGAGCTACACGATAGGCACGGGCGGCGACATCAACACGACACGACCGCAGAAGATCAGCGCCGCAGCGGTGCGGGACAACGGCGTTGACGTGCCGATCGAGGTTACCGACGACGCTGGGCGCTGGTCCCGTGTGGCTGTCAAGGCGCTGACCGGCGGTACGCCAGTGCTGCTGTACTACGAGCAGACGTATCCGCTTGGCCGGATCTACCTGTACCCGCTTGGCGGTTCTGAATCGCTGCGGTTATGGTTGTGGTCGCAGTTGTCTTCCTTCACGACGGTCGGCACCGCCGTATCCTTGCCACCCGGGTATGAACCTGCGCTGCGCTTCACGCTGGCGACGTGGTTGGCACCGTCGTACGGCAAGGAAGTGCCAAGCCGGATAGATCAACTCGCGCGTCAAGCGATGCGCGGCATACAGCAGTTGAACGCGGATGCTCCGATGATGATGGTTGATCATCCAGCTGTGCTGCGCGGCTACAACATCATTACCGATTCGCCATGATCGTCCCTTTCAATGGTCCGGCGTACGAGGCCAAGTCTCTGCCTTGGTCGGCGCAGCGGTGCGTCAACTGGTATCTGGAGAAAGGCGAAGAAAGTACCAAGACGCCAAGCGCGTTGATGCCTCGGCCGGGCCTCACGGCAAAGGTGACGCTGCTCGCGGCTTCGGAGGTGCGCGGCTTGTGGGCCGCATCAGACGGTAACCTGTATGCCGTTGCCGGCAGCAACGTCTACAAGGTGACGAGCGGCTTCATTGCAACGCAGATCGGATCGCTGACGACCAGCAGCGGCAAGGCGGGTGTCAGGGACAACGGCAACCAGCTGATCGTTGTCGATGGCGCGGCGGGCTATACGTACAACTTCACGACCGCAACATGGGCGACGATCACCGACGCAGGATTCCCGAACGGGGCATCGCAGGTCGAGTATCAGGACAGCTACTTCATTGCTGCCGAGGAGGGATCGCAACGCTTCTGGATTTCCGGCGCAGGCAACGGCAATGCCTGGGACACGCAGGATACGGCGAGCGCGGAGGGCCGCCCGGACAACCTGCTCGCGGTGGTGAGCAACTACCGCGAGTTGTGGTTGTTTGGGGAGCGCACGGCAGAAGTGTGGTTCAACACAGGTAACGCGACGTTCCCGTTCGAGCGTTCGCAAAACGCATTCATCGAGGTAGGTTGCGCGGCAAAGCACAGCGTCGCGAAGCTCGATAACACGGTGTACTGGTTCGGCCGGGACGATCGTGGTTCGCGCATCGTCTGGCGCGCCAACGGATACATCCCGGTGCGCGTCAGCAACAATGCGATCGAATCGGCGTTCGATTCCTATGCGATCGTTGACGATGCGTTCGCGTTTGCCTACTCGCAAGCCGGGCACACCTTCTACGTGCTGACGTTTCCGACCCAAAGCGTCACGTGGGTTTATGACGCAGCGACTTCGCAATGGCACGAGCGCGCTTACTTCAACACGGCGCTGGGCACTTTTTCCAGGTGGCAGCCGAATTGCCATGCGTACTTCGCGGACCAGCATATTGTCGGCGATTACGCCAACGGCAAACTGTATGCGCTTGACCTGGACAACCGGACCGACGATGGCAATACGATCCGATGGTTGCGCAGGACGCAGACGCTAGCGAGCGAGAACCGGCGGCAGTTCTTCAACTCGTTGGAGATCGACCTTGAGCCCGGCGTGGGGCTGGCGACCGGGCAGGGTTCCGATCCGCGGCTGATGCTGCGCTGGTCGGATGACGGCGGGCGCACATGGTCGAACGAGTTGCAAACGAGTGCCGGAGCTATCGGCGACACGGGGGCACGCGCAAGATTCCATCGCACCGGCAGCGGGCGCAGTCGGGTGTGGGAGATCAGCGCGACGGATCCGGTGAAGTGGGTGATCTATGGCGCGTACGCCAATGCCGATATGGGAGCGCACTGATGGGCTTCACCACAGCGGCGAAGAATGCGGCGCTTGACGGCATGACGCTGAACACCCTGTCGCTGCACACCGGCTACCCTGGCACGACGGGCGCAAATGAGGTCAGTGGAGGCACGCCGGCATACGCGCGGCAGTCTGCGACTTTCGGTGCCGCCAGCGGCGGACAACGCACGCTGTCATCGTCCGTCACGTTCGATGTACCGGCAACGACCGTGCGATGGATCGGCGTATGGAACGGTTCGACGTTCATGTCGTGGTCGCCGAACGGCGGCACGCCTCGCGAGTTCACTGCGGATCCGTCAACAGACACCATCCGTTCTCCGGCGCATGGCTATGCGGACACGCAGCAGATCGTGTTCTGGGATGGTACGGTGCCTGGGGGGCTGACAGAAGGGACGGTGTATTACGTGCGCGACGCAACCACGGACACCTTCAGGGTCGCTGCGACGTCCGGAGGTTCGGCAATCGATTTGGGCGCGGCCGGAACGCAGGCATGCAAGGTCTCCGCCATTGTGCAACAGACCTACGCCTCGCAAAGTACGCACCGTATCACGGCCTACACGGTTGATGCGAGTTTCTGATGGTTGATGCCGTAGGCGCTTCCAGTTTCGGCCTTCGCGGTTTCGGTAATTCGACCGGAGACGGATCAGGCGCGGCCAAGCTCGGCATGCGCTCCGGGAACTTCAACGGCATCGGCCTGGAAGACACGCAGCGAAGATTCGCATTGCCGCATCCGCGAACGCCGTTGGTTGATTCTGCTGGGCGCATGGCGCCGGAATGGTGGCGATTCTTCGAGGCGCTGTATGAGCGCAAGCTCGGAGGATCGCAGACAGTATCGCTGCAGGACGTGCAATCCGGACTGACTTCGCAACAAGGCGTGACGGATACCGCGAGCTTCAATACCAACGCGCTGCACCAGCAGGCGGTTGCCAATGCTGCGGCATTGGTGGCGGCCATCCAGGTTGTACAAAATGCAGGGTTGTCAGGATCGGGCAATATTCCGCAAGTGCAACAGCAGGCGAACCTTAAAACCTACGTAGCGGAGCCATGATTCGATCGCTCGCAGACAGGATCTTCCCGAATGGATATGAGGTCGTTCCGGGTGGCGACGACTTCTTCTTCCACGTCGGGCGCATTTTCGTGAAGCAGATGCAGTTCGTACATGCCGGACAGGCTGCGATCACGCATGCGCACAAGTTCGATCACGTGACGCTGCTGGTGCATGGAGTCGTCGCTATGGAAACGGATGGGGATACGACCGTGTACGACGCGACAGAAAAGCCGTGCGTGATCGATGTACCGGCCGGAGTGCATCACTCGATGGTGTGCCTGAGCGACAGTGCGCTAGCCTTGTGCATCCACGACACGCACGGGCTGGACCCGGATGACCTGTCGATCGACTTCATGAAACGGGAGTGACGAGATGCCGTGGTCATGGATCATCCCGATTGCTGCGTCAGCGCTCGGCGGCTATTTGCAGAGCCGTTCGGCGGGCAGCGCTGCCGAGGAGCAGGCGAATGCGGCCCGTGAAGCCGCGAGGGTCAATTGGGACATCTACCGGCAGAACCGCAGCGACTTCTCGCCATATCGCAACGTCGGATATGGGGCGCTGAATCGGCTCGCGATCCTGATGGGACTGGCGCCCTCGGCACTGCCGCCGGCGGATCTGTTCCAGCAGCAGGGACAGGCCGGCATGGGTACGGGTCCTGCTCCGTTACCCTACGATCCCAGCACCGAAGGCGGGGGCCCGGGCATAGGGCCGGGCCCGGGCGGTGCGCCGGCTTCGCCTGCCGATTCCGGCAATCAGGGCACTGGTGAGGCGCCGGGCGATGCGACAGGCGGAGTTAGCCCCTACGCTGCGCGACCGCGCACCGCTCCCATTGCTGGAGACAGCAGCGACGTCTACATGGGCGGAACGCCGGGGTTCTATGACAACGCTCTGAACCCTGCGCCGGAGGGATGGGTGCCACGCACTGGCCAAGTGGCACGCGGCGGCAAGGGGCAGTTGGATACTGGCACGGGCGACGCAACGGCCTACATGAACGACCCGGAATTCGGCGCACTGACGCGCAATTTCGGGCTGGAGGACTTCCAAGCCGATCCTGGCTACGAGTTCAGGTTGCGCGAGGCA